GGATAAAGTCAAGTACCGCCGCCGCACCGACGACACCGAAATAGGTCAGTATCTTCGGGACAAAACGCTTGCGCATAATGTCGCTTTTGATGTATCCCGCCCGCCGTGCCGCCTTCATGTTCCAGAACGCTTGCCAGATGGACGGCTCCTCTGCTCCCGTCTCAACGAGATGTTGACGTGAGAGGGAAAGCCATTTCGTTGCTAGGTCGGCGCACACGAGCAGAAAAAATGCTGCGAAGATCTGTGCATGATCTTCGTAGGCGATAGTAACGACAAGCGATAATCCGAGCTTCTCCGCCCATCCGTCCGCCATGCGGCTCAGTACGGGCATGATATGTTCGATCAATCTGCATCTCCTTTCCCGCACAGAAAAAGCCGCCATGCGTTATGACGGCTATTCTGCGCTCTGTCTTACCCTGCGGCGTGCTCTGCGAGATACGAGGCGACGTCCTCGCGGTAGATTTCGGGAACGACCTTCTGATCGTCTCTCACTTTGTCCTCCTCAGAGATTGCCCACGCACCCGCGCGTACGAGATAAGCGTAGATCGGAATCATGTATGCCCACTTCTTCATTTGCTCTCACCTCCTTTCAGTGCGGATTCCAAGGCAGCGAGACGCTCGCTATACGTAATCAGGCGGGCTTCCTGCTCTGCCATCGCTTCAAACGCAGCGAGCCGTACGTCGTCGATATACGGCTCCTGCGGCTCTGATTTAACGGGTGGAGCAGGAGGCGCGGAGACGGGCTTTCCTGTCTTCGGGTCACGGATGTAGCCCGTGCCGTTGTCGCCCATTCCACGGTTGCCAATGTAGTACTGGTAGTCCTCATCGGTGATTGGGATGAAGCCATCATCGAGGTATTTCTGACGTTCGCCCTCTGTCTCGTAATGCACACCGGATACAACGGTAGTCTCGCGATGCCCAACAGCGTCAAATTTTGCAAGATATTCGTTTTCCATGAGATTTCCTTTCTATATCCGATTTCACACACCAATTGCGATATATGTAGGCTTCGTTTTTCCAATACCGTCGGTGGTAAAATGTTGATGGAAAAGCACAGCTCTTTCTCTCTCCACTGTTGCTACCTGCCACATAGAATCATTACGGATTCCAGCCACCGAAAGTATCGTTCCGGTAGTCAAAGAAAAACATCCTCTTGAAAACGTAATTGGGAAAATTACAGTCTGAGTAGCCTCCGATAGCTGTTCTGAGCCCATCCCCCACTGAACGATTAACCCATTGGCAAACTTTACCCACCCATTCGGGGCGAGATTGCCCGCAACAATGCCCGTTTTTGCTGTATTGATCTGGTCGACAATCCACGCGAGCGACTGTCCGCCGAGTTTTGCAGCGTTGGATGCCGTATCTGCATTACCTTTTAAGTCCGTATGCAATCCATCGTTACTGAAAACGAATGCTTTGAATCTACCGTCCCCCTCACTGATGCGAATCTCATACGATGTCTGGTATTGCGGAGGATTTGCCTCTGAGTAGGCATGAACAAATGTGCGGCGATTGTTATCAGCAAAAACATTATGGTAATAGTGGGACGGAAAAATAGATTTTTTTACTTCATCGCTATTGGAGAATACTATTTTCCCCGTAATGGTATCGCCCGACTTACTGACTTTTCCCGCGAGTGCGTTGGTTATTGTCGCTGCAAAGTTCGCGTCATTGCCGAGTGCTGCAGCGAGCTCCTGCAATGTGTCAAGAGTTCCTGGTGCAGAGTTCACAAGGGCGGCGATTGCCTGTGCCACAAACGCGGTGCTTGCGATCTGTCCGTTATTCGTCCCATGCCCCGCCGTCGGTGCGGTAGGGGTTCCTGTGAGCGCGGGGGATTCGTATGCGTCCTGATGCAGGTGCTTCTTGTGCACGGATTTCTCGGGGTGGTCAAGCTCGGCGGCGGTGCTGTGGGCGCTCATCATCTTCACGGTGACAAGCCCCGCAGGCGATACCATCGCTGTCACATTTGCCGTGTTGCTTGTCACAAGCTCAATCTGATAGGTCAGCGTCACAGGCGATTGCGCGTTTTTGTTCGGCATATCGTCAGGTGACGTGTCAATCTCTACCAGATACAGGATTTCTCCGACGTCAGGATCGTTTGCATAGAGCCCCATCTCCGTGACCGAGAAGGCATTTTCCACATTAGAGGACGACGCGATTCCAACGACTTCACAGACACGATCATCCTCGGCGCTCACAGCGCACGAGCTGATACCGAGAACGAGCTGCGGGCTTTTGAGATCACTCATGTCTTTTATGTCGCCCAATGTCACGCTCCCATTGCCGATCTTGATCTTCGTCAGGGTGAGCTTACACTTTCCCGCTTCCACCTTCGCACGGAGCTGCTCCCCCTTGCGCGTAAATTGATATGATGACCAGTTACTCACGTAATACGACCTCCTTATAGACTGATACTCCTACGCCATGATACGTACCGCTGCGGATGGTAACATCGTTCGGACGCGGCGGCATCAGTCGATATGTTTTGTTCGTCGAAACGACTGTCCCGTGATACAGCCCCGTCGGGACGTGGCGCGTAAAGCCGATGCTCTCAAGCCAGCTCCGCGTGTTCTTGACGGCGTTGATGATGCGGATCACACGATCAACGTCCTCCATGCGGATGTTTTCCGGCTCGATGAAGCGCACGCGGAAATAGTACGGCTGCCCGCCATACTCGAACCACTCACTCACCTCACCGCTTGTGTAAACCATGTGCAGGGCAAGCTCGACGGCACGGCGTGTCCCCTTGATGCGGTGCATGGCAATCGACTGTTTGACCGCGTTGCGCTTTTCCGCAAGACTCTTCAATTCGTCGTAAAAATCAACGCTCCACTGCCACGCCAAAAGGTCGATGACTGCCTCCGAGAGCTCGTCGATGCGCGGCAAAATCAGTGCATCTCTTGTCGCCGCCGTGACTTTTCGCAGTTCATCATCCAGTGCCCGCGCTGCCGCATAAATCTGTGCATCGGCAAGAAGATTCTCCGGCAGGATGTCTAGGAGTGAGGTGCTCTGTAATTTTTTACTCATCCTCCAATCCTCCGAATGTCACCTTGATTTGATCGGCGACGGCGACTTGGTTCTTTTCGGTTTTCGTAAATACGGGCAGCTTGATTTCTGCCCGCTTCACACCCGCCTCACGCAGGCGATAATAGAGCTCCGTCGGATTGATATCCCGCCCAAGGCGTTCCTTTTGCCAGAGGATAAAGTCCTGCACCGCACTCTCGGCTCGTTTCTGTATCGCTGCCGCCTCGGTTGCATCACGGCGGTCGATGTAGTAGACGGCGTCAACGTTATACGTAACGGGTGCGGGTGCTTTGACGGTCACTTTATCGGTCAGCGGTCGGATGCTCGCATCATTCAGCTTTGTCCCGACAAGCGCAATGATTTCATCCCCCGGCACTGCGCCGCCTCTAAGCAGTACGTATACATCGACCTCCCCCGGGGCGGGTGTATGTGCATACACATCCGCGATGAGTGCGGATGCGCTTTTGGCGTGATACGCATAGGCGATCGATGCCCCCGCCGTGGAGAACTTTTCCGGTGCCTCGTGGATACGTTCGCGATAGCTCTCATCATCCTCCGCATCCGCGCCGCCCTCCGTCGTTGTCGTATTGCTTGCCGATTGGAGAAAAGGCACAGGGTCGACAATAGTCTTGAGTTCGCCCGCTTTATACCCGTTCCCGATTACTCCTGACATCGTACACGTCGCCGTCCCGAAGGCTGATATCTCCCCTTGCGGAATCGTGACCGCCGTATCCAGTGCAAACATTACGCTGTCCCCTGCCGTCACGCGCATCCCTTTCGGAATCAGCGTCGCCACTTCGCGCGGTGCAGAGAGCATCAGCTTCAGCGTCGTATGTGAGGACGCCTCGCCGATCCGCTCAGTACCGACGAGCACGCCGAGATAGTCGAGATAATCGTCCACCGCATAGGCAAGGAGATTCATCTTTGCCGCAGCGTCGATGATTGTCCGCTGCTGAACAATGATCACTTCTACTCCCATCAGGAAAAGACGTAGGGGATCCGCGCGTGCGAGTTTTCGATTCAGCAGGCCTTCTACCGTTTTAATGATGTTCGATTCGATGAGCTCTGGCGACCGCTCTGCAAACGACAGATTCGGCATATTATGCAGATTCATCTCTCAGCCTCACTTTCACAATAGGCGTCAGCACGCCCTCTTTGCCGTCGCCGCGATAGTTCACGCTGACAACCTGCGCCCGTGGTTCATAACGGTGCACAGCAGCGACGATCATACTTGTATAACGTGCCTGCACCGCAGGTATCGGCAGATCGACCAGCTCCCCAGAGATGCCAAAATCACGATCCATCGGGACGGACTTCTTGAGCGTGGTAAGCACCGTCCGCACATTTTGAAGAATTTCCGCCGTTCTGGACGATGGCGCAAAGTCTATTGCACCGACTTCCTGCATCACATCATAGGTCATGTTGCCGCACCTCCTTCCTGCGCTGCATCACATATGACAGGAACGTATTCTTTCAGTGTCACTTCCACCTGCGATACGAGGATCCGCCCGCCGTGGTCAATACGTTCCGCGCTCTCCCCGACACTCTCAATCACCCACATGTGCGCGCCGATCGGCGTGCTGCCAAAGACGAGATACATTGCTTCTCCCTTCTCACAGAGTTCTCGTAGCCGCTCTGTCTCCTTTGCGGGCGACACACCGAGCTCCACATGAAAGGTCATGGAAAATGTGATCTCTTCCCCGTCCGGGGCAATGTACTCCAAAATCGGCTTTTCCCCGATTCTCTCGTGCGACGCGAAACGCGCCTTGGTCGAACGTCGATAGTCACGAAAGGTGCGCACCTCATCCGTGGATACCGTAAAGACGATGTCCCCGAGCGAGCCGATCTGCACACTCTGAGAGAGCCATGAAAAGCGGCTGCTGAGATCAGAGAGAATGTTATTTCGCAGATGCAGCAGACGTTTTTCCGTCTGCTTCTTATACGAGCCTATCGCGTTATCCAGAAATGACATACTACCCTCCTACAAATACATTCCCGCTCCCCGTCGTGTGTGTGCCCGACTGCCCGCATGACTGACACATCGTTGCATCCCCGATGCGGATCACAGGTCGCCCGTTGCAAAATACGCTTGCGCTTCCTGCAACGCTCGCGAACGTCCCGCCATGCGGGCAATTCGCCGGTCCCGTATCATTCAGACGATGCAGCCCCCGTCCATTGACAAACACATTGCCACTGGTTACGCTCACTGTTCCCGACCGTCCGTGCGGGCAGCATGGCAGGCCTTTATCGCATGTGCCCGTCGTCGCATCGCCGTCTCTTACCGCTGCTGGCATCAGCTCACCTCCCTAATTCAGCGAAATTGTCCGCCCGTTGATTACCACGTCGCCCGTGCACTGGATCGTCAGCCCGCCCGTCGCGCGGTCAAACTCTACAAACGAGCCGTCGGCAAAATCAATGCGGCGCTTATCTACGCTGTCAGCATTTCCCACGCCCGCCGCATAATGCGTGCCGAGGATCCATCCCGTTGAGAAATTTTTGTCGTTGCAGGCGAATAGACACACAACCTGCTCGCCGATATCCGGCAGCCAGAAGTCACGATTGACCTTTCCGCCGCGCGTGAGAACAGGCAGGACGGGCGACGGCGTATTGTCCTTTTCCTCAAACACCACGCGCGCTGCACAGTCGGCAGGAATCACCTCACTCACAATGCCGACGCGCACGATGTTTCGCATCGCCTTAGTATCCATCAATCACCCTCCTCAGCTCGATTTTCGATGTGTACCCGCTCCCGATCTCATGTGAACTGCGCACGATGAGATACTTTCCATCGTAGACATGGAATCCCTTGAGCATGACTGTATTGGACGCAAGCAGGGCAAAATCGCCCATCATACTGAGGGATACCGCGACCTCCTCAAGGTTCTTTTCATGTAGCTTCTTTTGGGCGAGCTTTTCCGCCTCGTCGATGCTCTCCACCTTTTCATTGACTTCCAGCGTTCGCCCCTTCGCACGATGCGGATCCGTAAATGTGTACTCAATGAGCTCTCCCTTGCCGCCGTTCTTGTATTTCACATGGCATGCACGGTAGATGTTATGGATCGTCATCCGACAATCGAATGACGCGATATTATCCCGCCCCTTTGTGATCGTCATGACCGGGTCGGCGTTTTCATATTTTGAGATGTCGAATACGGCAATCGTCTCATTCGTGACCTTGAGGGCAAGCCCCGCATCCTTGCATATCTTTTGCATAAAGGCGAGGTCTGTTTCCTCCGACTGCTCCGCGCGGTCAATGATCGGATCGTCGGGTGCGTCATAGTAGTGCTGCATCGACGCCCCATCCGCTACGTCCTGCACGATGCGGGAGAGATTCGCCTTCTCCCACGCACGCGTGCGCTCTACGCCGCGCAGGTCAGTGTTATTCGGCACCGAGATCAGCTTTATCTTCGCCTCATTCGGTGGACCCGTATTCGTGATCTCATCGACCTCGAACTTTCCGAATGGCAGTTCACGGTGATCCCCCTCATATTCCCAGTCCGACACCATGATGCCGATGTCCATGATTGCCCCGCGCTCCGGCAGCCAGTCTCCCTGCCAGAGCTCTTCCCGATCTTCCAGCGTGATCTCCGCGCTGTCTGCCTCTCCACCCAGCACCTCACGCACAGAGAACGACTTGAGAAATGCTGCGATATCCCGTGATATGTCCACATTGTCATAGGTGCATTTGACCTTTGCCCGCCGCGCCTTCATGCTCTACCTCCTCCACGGCGGCAGATTCTTTGTGCGCCCGTCTGCCGGAATTGGCGGAATGGCCAGCACCGTCCCCGCCGCAAAAATCCCCGTATGCACATGGGCGCGATTGGCGTCCATCAGCATGTCAACATAGCGACACCCCCCCATCTGTTCGTAGGCGATAAGATCCCATGTATCGCCGCTGCGCGTTGTATATGTCTTAGCCAAAAGCAAGCCGCCCCCTCTCACGTCGATAGTTTTCCATCTGCTCGGCAAACGTGCGCTGTACCTGCCGCCCTGCATCCATCACCGCTTGTTTAACCTTCTCCGGCGCGGTATCCCCGTTGAAATTCAACGTGATCGAAATCGGCGGTGCACTCATGGCAGGGT